GTCGCTAAGCCAAAGTAATCTCTCCCACTAATGCCACCAGCAACATGCATTCCCATGATTTTGTTTGGGAAATTCTGTCCTACAGATGTTATCAATGTTCCACAATCACCTTTTCGTGTTGGAAATTTGTACATTAAACATTCCGAAAGCTCGAAACGTTTGGAGTCACACTTATAACTACGGTTCTTACCAAGAAAAACTTGGGTGTAGTGTGTTCCTCCTTCAATGTCCAACAAACCTGAAGTTGATTGAAAATCATTGGCATCATCTATTGACCAGAACTTCCTAACGTTGTTAGGGAACTGAGCGTTTTTCTTCCTCGGGTAGGTGAAAAACACTAGATCTTCTGCTGATTCAGACAACCTGAGCATTGATGAATTGAAAAGGAATTCATCAACCGTACCATTCCATTTAACCTTCATTTTCATACCATCCTCAATAAGACTTCCGTCACTATTAAGGAAAGCATGATAATAGGTCATCAAAGTGGAACCACTTATAGGATTGGCACGGTGAGGAACTCCATCAATCTCAATGATGGGGTGGGAGCTTGCACCTGATTGAGCTCGGGCATCTCGGAAAGTTTTCACTTTCCTTGAGCCACGTTTTTCATTTGATGGTTTTCCAGATTGACCGAAGCACACCTCATCCGGTATGTCTTCATCTTTCTTAAACCACTTCCTGATGGCATATATAATAACGAATATACCGACCCACTTTGAAACACCAATTATGCTTTCAGAGAAATTCTCTTTAGCACTTGGTATTTCAAAGTAGATCCCTTGTCCGTCATTGAATGTAGGGTCCACGATGTGCACGATTGGAGTTGTTCCATGTGATAGAAATTTGTCAACACAAATATTCAACCACATTTTGTTCAACTCGTCCTCGTACTCTTCGGGGGCACCTATGTATTCAAAATACATGTCTTCAGGAAGTAGTTCAGGAATGATGGTAGTCGACCTAGGATCACCACCGCCATGAACAAACTTCCAATCAGGCTTAACACCGTTTGCCACACATGTAGAGCAAAGAAATGAATGGACCATTTCCTTGTTATGCTTATGGGTATATTGTTTCCCACAGCACACCTCTTTCATGGCTGGCTGGCCGTTATGTTGTCTCATCACTTCACCTCTAGCATTAAGAATGGGCTCTTTAATCAAGCCCAGACAATAATGCCTATGGTGCTGTGATGGGTCAACATTACTATGGTCAATGGCGGAAATGACCATGTGGCCTGCGGCGTTGCTCTTTTGAGAGAGAAGAACGACATCCTCTTCTCCCTCTGTGGCCGTGTCGAAACCGTCCTCTGAACAAGAGGGTACATCCAGCTCAATTTTGAATTTCTTCGCAATTGAGAGAATGTATCTTCTTGTTTCCCTGGCTCCGATTGGGGCATCAGGCTCCGAATCACCCGACTGACTTTCTAGGAGACTTAAGTAGTCAACGTAGGAGTTCTTTACAACAGACTCAATTTTCTCAGCAGACATTTTACCTGTGAGTTTCTTGAGTCGATTGTAAAGCCTCCTAAACTGACTACTTTTGATCACTTCCAACTCGGCACGCTCATCCGTTCTTTGTGGAGTTGGTTGTGACCGGTCATCCTTTGGGTCAGTGGGTTCTTCAGGGCCTTCAGCGTTGAAGTCGCCACCGCCGAAAAACGAAAAGATCGCTTCACCTAATCCTTGAGGTTCGCAGGGAATCCCGCGCAACTCTCGG